TGATTGTTATATTTGCTTGGAATTTTGCAGATATGATTATTGAGAAAACAAAGCATTTAGGTATTCCGTATATCGTTCCCTTTCCAGAACTTAAAATTATAGAATGAGAGTATTTGTTTTAGGTCATAGAGGAATGCTAGGGCATGTAGTTACTCAATATTTAACTGATAAAGGAGTTGAAGTAGATACAACTAACCATAGATGGCCTTCTTTAGATTTTAAAAAACGAGTTAAAGAGTATAGAGGTGACTATATTATTAACTGTATAGGTGCAATCCCGCAAAAAACCGACCATTTTGAGATAAACTATAAATTACCTGTTTGGTTAGACATAAATACTAAGGTAAATAACATTTACTGCGGTACCGACTGCGAAGATACACTATCAGAATACGGAAAATCAAAATTAAAAATAAGCAATTGGTTAAAAAACTACAGTAAACGTACTAAAATTATTAAGACATCTGTTTACGGACCGGAATTAGGTACTAACTACAGTTTAATGGAGTGGTTTCTTTCCCAAACTGAAGATATAGAGGGACATGCAGGTTATTATTGGAATGGTAATAGTACTTTAACCTGGAGTGAATGGTGTTATAATATAATGCATGATTGGGATAGATATAGTAAAGAGAATATATTAGAAGGAGAATGTAATTCTAAATTTACTCTTCTAACCACCCTAAAAGAAGTATTTAACAGAGATATTAGTATAATCCCAGTAGATAAACCTAGTATAAATAAATGTTTAGAAGGTACTATTAAGACTAAACCACTAAAAGAACAGATTTTAGAGTTAAAAAGTTGGGTAGACAAAAATAAGTCCTTATATTTATAAATGTATACATTAATCGATTAATAAATTTTAAAAATGGCAAATCAAAAGTTATCACAAGAAGAGTTACAACAAATCGAAGACATTCAAAAGCGAATGCAAGCTGTTAAAACAGAATTAGGACAGCTGGGCTTAGCTGAATTAGATCTTAAGAACCGTAGAACTAATGTTGAGAACTATTTAGCAGATACTCAAGATATTGAAGCTAAATTGGTAAAAGATTTAGAAGACAAATACGGCAAAGGATCAATCGACCTACAGAATGGTGAATTTATTCCTTTAGAAGAGAAATCAGAGAAGGAAGTAGTACCGACTGTAGAGTAGGTTTTATTGTAGTTTATGTTTTTTATGAGGGGAGGGTTTTGCACCTTCCCTTCCTATTTATATACAGGTAACTACCTGCAGATTGCAGGATTGGTTTACAAAATAAGCTGATATTTATAAAAGACATTTAAATAAACTTCATCAAACATGGCAGAAACAATTATCTCTCCAGGTGTATTCACAAGAGAAAATGATATTTCATTTATTCAACCAGCCCCTGTAGCAGCAGGTGCAGCTATTATCGGACCAACTGTAAAAGGTCCTGTAGAAGTACCTACCTTAGTTACTTCTTATAATGATTATGTAAGAAAGTTTGGAACTACTTTCGCTTCAGGTTCAACCTCTTATGAATTTTTAACTTCATTAGCAGTAAAGAATTATTTCCAACAAGGTGGTAACTCAGTACTAGTATCTAGAGTAGTAACATCTTCTGGGGACTGGTCAAGAGCAACTTCTACTAATATTACTAATACAACTACTTCTACTGGAGCAACATTTGCTAGCGGTTCAGGAACATTAAATGCAGCAGCTTTAGATAATCAAGAATATTCTATAGTGTATGACGGTACTACTTACCAACTCATTGCCGCTGATGCACCAATTCCTGACGATGTAGCAGGAAGTAATGTCTACTATTTCGGTACAGGTTCTAATGCTACTGAAACAGCAGAGAACTTAGTACAAGAAATTAACAGTAATTTATCAGGAATAGTTTCTGCTTCTAACACCGGTGCAGTACTAGAATTATCTGGTTCAGCTGCAGGTACTGCTTATAACGGAATTATTTTCTATACAGGATCAGCTGCAGGAGCAGATGCTGATTACGAATTAATTAATTTAGCTGGAGGTACAAATACAACAACAGCTACAACTAATTCATTCTTACTTGAAACTATCGGTAAAGGTACTATATACAATAACTCAACAGGAGCAAGTGATGCAGGAGCACAAAATAGTGACAGTTCACTAGTATCTGGATCAGCTGATAATGTAAGATGGGAAATTTCAAATGTCAACAGTACACAAGGTACATTTACTTTAAGTGTACGTCGAGGAAATGATAACCTTAAAAATAAAGTAATTTTAGAGACGTTTAATAATCTATCATTAGATCCAAACTCTGAAAACTATATTGAGAAAGTAGTTGGTAACCAATACCAACAGATTAATACAGCAGAATCTCCAGCATATATTGAAACTATTGGGGAGTATGTTAATAGATCTAATTACGTTAGAGTATCTACAGTAAATACTCCTACCTTAAATTATTTAGGAAATGACGGAGTAACAGTAAATACAGATTCAGATAATGTTTCTTATTCAGCTTCATTACCAATTGCACAATCTGGTTCATTCCATGGAGCAAGCGGAGATTTATTCGCCTCAGATAGACCAGCAAACTTCTTTGGAAGCATAACAGGAGGAGATTCACAAGGTTTAACCGGAGGATGTTACTCAAATATTATTTCTGTATTAGAAAACTCAGATGATTACATCTTTAACATTATTTCTGCACCAGGTCTTATCTATGAACTATCAGGACACAGTACTCCATTAGATAGTATTATTTCACTAGCAGAGACGAGAGGAGATTGTATCGCAGTAGTAGATTTAGTAGATTATGGCTCTACAGTAACGAATACAGTAGCTCAATCAGCAATACTTAATAGTTCTTATGCAGCAGCTTACTGGCCATGGTTACAGACACAGTCTGCAACAGGTAGAAACGAATGGATTCCAGCTTCAGTTGTAATCCCAGGAGTATATGCTTTCACAGATAATAGTACAGCACCTTGGTTTGCACCTGCCGGACTTGTAAGAGGAGGAATTACAGGAGTAGTTCAAGCAGAAAGACGTTTAACTAGAACTCAAAGAGATACTCTTTACAGTGCTAAAGTTAACCCAATCGCTTCATTCCCAGGACAAGGTATATCAGTATTCGGTCAGAAGACCTTACAAACTAAAGCATCTGCACTTGATCGTGTAAATGTAAGAAGATTGTTAATCGAATTGAAAAAATTCATCGGAGATCAAGCTAGAAACCTAGTATTCGAACAAAATACAATTGCAACAAGAAATAGATTCTTAGCAACAGTTAATCCTTACTTAGAATCAGTAGTACAAAGACAAGGTCTTTATGCTTACAGAGTAGTAATGGATGACACAAACAACACTGCAGACGTAGTAGATAGAAATCAATTAATCGGTCAGATCTTTATTCAGCCAGCTAAAACTGCAGAATTTATCGTACTTGACTTTACAATTGAGCCAACAGGTGCAACATTTGCAGGATAATTAAAAATTAAGATATTTATAATAAACAATAAATAAAAATGGCAGTATTAGATCCAAACGAAATTATGTTTAGAGCCTTCGAACCGAAGGTACAAAATAGATTTATCATGTATATGGATAACATTCCATCATTCATGGTAAAAACAGTATCAGCTCCTTCTTTTGAAGACGGAGAGGTAGTTCTTGACCACATCAACTCTTACCGTAAGATCAGAGGAAAGAGAGTGTGGAATGATATGGATATGACTCTATATGATCCAATTACTCCTTCTGGAGCTCAAGCAGTAATGGAGTGGGCTCGTCTATCTTACGAATCAGTAACTGGTCGTGCCGGATATTCAGACTTTTACAAAAAAGATTTAACTCTTAACGTATTAGGTCCTGTAGGAGATGTAGTTTCTGAATGGATTATTAAAGGTGCATTCATCAAAACAATGTCTCAAGGAGATTTTGATTGGTCAGCACCAGATGCAGTAGAGCTATCAATTACAGTAGCAATGGATTATTGCGTTCTCAACTATTAATACAGCCTTAAATATAACAGAAAGCCCGATTTATTTCGGGCTTTTGTTGTTTTAAAAATAATTTCTTCGTATATTTATATCTAGAACTAGTTTTAATTAATAAAATTTATGGAACAAACACAAAAATTCCCAACAGAAGTAGTCGACTTACCTTCTAAAGGGAAACTCTACCCACCAGATTCACCTCTCGCCTCAGGTACTATTGAAATGAAGTACATGACTGCAAAGGAAGAGGATATTCTAACCAATCAAAACTATATCGAAAAAGGTATTGTTATTGATAAGCTTTTACAGGCATTGATAGTTGATAAGACAATTGACTATAACCAATTACTTGTAGGAGATAAGAATGCATTACTTATAGCTGCACGTATTTTAGGGTACGGTAAAGATTATGAGTTTGAATATGCGGGGGAAAAGGAGCATATTGACCTCTCCCTTCTTAATAACAAAGAACTACACCCAGATGTAGAAAAAGCTAAAGAAAACAGTTTTAACTTTACCCTACCGGCCACAGGAAAAGTAATTACTTTTAAGCTTTTATCTCATGGTGATGAGCAGTCAATTGATCAAGAAGTAAAAGGATTAAAAAAGATTAATAAAGAATCATCAGCAGAATTATCTACTCGACTAAAGCATATGATACTGGCGGTAAATGGTGATAGCGAGAGAAAAAACGTTAGAGCCTTTGTAGATAATGAATTCCTTGCAAGAGATTCTAGAGCATTTAGAAACTACCTTAGAGACTTTCAACCAGATGTAGACATGAAGTTCTACCCTGAAAATGGACCGGAAGGAGGAGTAGACATCCCCATCGGGGTTAACTTTCTTTGGCCTGACGCCAACGTATAGGCTCTCGGTCTTTACACAAATACATGAAATAGTTTTTCATGGTAAAGGAGGGTATGATTATGATACAGTATATAACATGCCTATCTGGCTGAGAAATTTTACTTTTCAAAAGATGCAAGAGCATTATGAAAAAGAAAAAGCAGAATACGATAAGATCAATAAGAAATCTCAGACAATGAAAGGCGGTAAAATAAAAAAACCTTCCTATAGTACTAGGGCTCGCAAATAAGCGAGCCTTAACTATTTATAATAAACTCATTTTATAAATGGCTAATCTTAATAATGAATTACAGTTACTACTCCGTGCACTAGATAATGCTGGCGTATCAACTCAAAAATTTTCTCGCAAAATTCAAGAAGCTGGTGATAACCAAGAAAAGTTGGTATCTTTAGTTCGAGAGATGCAGCAAGCCTTGAATGATGCTGAAGGAAGTGCAGGTAATTTGTACCAAAGATTAAGAGCTATAACAGGTGAGTTAGGGTCAAAAAATAAAGCTTTAAATACTTCTATAAGTGCCTACAATAGACTTACTCAATTAGCAGGTCAATTAAGAGATGATGAAGCAGGAATACTCGATTTAAATAAAAATCAACTTAAACGATTAGAAAGAAAATTAAGTATAAATAAACAGCTTCTTAAAGACGAAGCACAGAGGTTAAAAAACGGAGATGGACTATCTGCAGCAGGTAAAGAGTATTTAGATTTTTTAGAAGAAGCAGCCGACGCAGCAGGCTTAGAAGGTGAAGCTAGAGCTGAGTACTTAAAAAACGGTATTAACAGAGCTGATGAATTCAACGATAAGCAAAAAGCAATACTCTCATCTTACTATGATCAACATAAAGAAGTTGAAGAATTAGAAAAATTAACCGAGGAACGGCTTAGATTAGAAAAAATCATTAGTAAAAACATGGGTGTTACCGGTGCTTTAGTAGGAGGTACAGGAGCATTAATGGAGCGGTTAGGTATGCGATCAGGTATTTTCCATGATGCAATGGAAGAGGCTACTGAGACCATGAGAATGCAAGCTAAGATATTAGGTGAAAATGCTACTCTCTTAGACAGAATGGGAATCGCCGCCACAGGATTTAGTATAGTGGCTAGAGGATTCGGTCAAGCGTTATTTGATCCTGCAGTCTTGACTGGTAAAATTTTAGATGGTTTCTTAGAAGTAAATAAAGCTCAAGTCGAATTTACCAGACTTACAGGTCAAGCATCGAAGACTTTAGGCGGGGTTAATACAGAAGTAGCTTCTATGGCAGATATGTTGAAGAGTGCTACTGAATTTACAAGACAAACAGGACTAAATGCAGCTGCTATATTTACACCCCAACAAATAGGTCAAATAGCCGATGCTACTGAGTTATTAGGTATATCTGCTGATCAAGCTACACAGTTAGGTTTTGTAATGAAACAAACCGGAAAATCTGCTGATGAAATAGGAAATGCTATTTACGCTAACGTTGATGCAGGAATTTCACAAAAAGCTGTTTACGACGACGTATTAAGCGCTTCAGACGATATTGTAGCCTCTTCAGGTGGTAATGTAGAAGCTCTCGGTCGAGCAGCATCAGCTGCTAGAAAACTAGGAATGGATTTACAAAAAATAAATCAGATAGCAGATGGTTTATTAGATTTTGAATCTTCCATAGAGAAAGAACTAGAAGCTCAACTTTTAACAGGAAAAAATATTAATCTTGCGAAAGCTAGAGAGTTAGCTCTTAACAACGATCTAGAAGGAGTAGCCGAAGAATTAGCAAAAAATGGCGCTTCAGCAGCTGAATTTGCCAAGATGAACCGAATCCAACAAAAGGCTTTAGCCGAAGCTATGGGTATGTCTAGAGAAGAGTTAGGTAAAATGGTGCTTACACAAGAAGCGATGGCTAATATGTCAGACGAAGAAATTGCCAGAGCTAGAGGTATGACCTTAGAGCAATCTAAACAGTTAGATATTCAAACTAGAATACAAAAATCTGTTGATAGATTAGCTCAAGCATTTGCTCCAATTTTAGAAGCAGTAGTACCAATCGTAGAAGCTCTACTCTCTGTAGTAAGGCCAATAGCAGCTATTGTGGGGTGGGCTCTTAAATGGAAAGCAGTTTCGTACGCATTAACGGGAATTTTTGCTACAATCGCAGCATCTATGGCTGCAATGAAAATAGCTAATTTTGTTGGAGTTGGCGTAAGAGGTTTTAATGCTATGAGAGAATCTCTTTCGGGTATGAAAGAAGGAATTAAATCACTTCCAGGACTACTCGGAAAAGTCAAAAAAGGGTTCTCTGATGCATTTAATAGAGGTATGGGGAAAGTCCAAGCAAAATCTGGACAGTGGTACGATAAAAATTCCCCTCAAGGGAAGATGATTACTAATATGAAAAAAGGCGGCGGTAAAGACTTAGCCGAAGAAGCCGCTGAAAGTACTTCTAAAGCATCAAAATCTACTAAAGCAGTAAAACCTGGTAAAAATATAAAGACTTTTTTAAAGAATCTAGCAGAAGGATTAAAAGAAATGGCTAGTATGAAAGTACTTTATGGTGCTTTAAATTTAATACCAGCATCTTTAGGATTAGTAGCAATGATTCCTGGAGTTATAGGAGCTAAGTTAATGGAAATAATTAGTGGACCTAAATTACTTGCTTCTATGCAATCTTTAGCATTAGGTTTAACTGCTATGGGAACTGGAAAAGTTTTATTAGGTACTTTAGCTTTATTAGGAGCAGCAACTGCATTTACATTAATGATACCTGCTTCTCTAGGTATGTTACTATTAGGAGCAGCAGCTCCAATCGCTGCAGCAGGGATATACGCATTAATACCTGCTTTAGTAGCATTAGGTACAGCAATGGTATCGGGTGTAGGAGCCCTAGGATTGGTAGCGTTAATAGGATTAGCAGTTGGAGCAGGAGCAGCATTTGCGTTAATGGGAGCCGGAGCCATGATGTTAGGAATGGGAATTAAATACGCGGCAGAAGGAATTTCATTAATTTTTTCTCAATTTTCTGGATTAGTAGGTATTTTACCGCAAATTTATGCGTTAATACCTGCTTTATTTGGATTAGCAGCTGGATTAACAGCAATAGGTATTGCCGGGCTTATAGCCCTACCGGGATTATTAGCACTTGCATTAGGATCTGGAGGACTTAGCAGCATGGTTTCTCAATTAATAGGTTTAGCTGCAGTAGCACCTCAATTAATGCTTGTAGGATTAGGATTAATGAGTATAGCGGCTGGATTAGGTATGATAGCAGTAGCAGGAATAGCAGCAATACCGGCATTAACAGCATTATCAGCTTTTGCTTTAGTAGCAGCTCCACTGGCTGCATTAGCGGGGCTGTTTGGAGAAGGAGAAAATGAAGATAATAGTATGGCTGAGATATCTGCCAAATTAGACACACTTATATCAGTAGTATCAGCAGGAGGTAATGTATACTTAGACGGAAATAAAGTAGGAGAGGCACAGGTATTAGGTACTTATAAACTTTCTTAACTTCTATTTATAATAAATCAATTAAAATAATTAATTATGGCAAACGGAATTTTAAATAATCGATTAATAATCAGCCGGCTATCGATCAGAGTCCTTCTGGATTAGATTTAGATGGAGCTACTCCAGATAAGTATTTAGATAATCCACCAGCATAAGTAGTCTATGCCAATTATAAGGAACTTAAGAAAGGACTTCGACGAAGGCCGTATGGATAATCTCCGTTCTCTACAATATGAGGATAGTGGGATAAAGGCTCCTTATGTGACTAAACAAGAAGGTAGTACTTCTAATGAAATTAGTAGAAGAGTTGATGATGCATCTCGTATTGCACAAATGCTTATCGATAAACCAGGAATAAAACATCTGGCAAATGAAGCACTATTAAAGCAAGGTGATATCACACAGAAACTACAATCTAGTGAGAAGTATCAACAAGGTACTAAAGTAGGTAATATATTAAGAAGAGCAGGAGGTACTTTAAAGCATGTAGCTCAAGTTGCTGGTTCAACTCTTGCACAAGTGCCTGTAAACGGTACAGGAACACATTTTCTTAGAGCATTTAGAACAGATACTTATTTACAAGACGGAGATCCTGCTAGTGGATTCGCTGAGTTCTTTGGAGCAGGAGGAGTTGAAGGATCACAATATGCATTGAGAGGAGAAAGAGTACCGGTTCAAGGAGTGATCACAGACTCTAAATTACCAGATAGAAACACAACAGCTAACCCTGGCGATATAGGCAAATATCATGTAGGAATTGAAGGAGATTTATTTACAGAAGACAACGACTCTATATATACACCAGACTCGACTTATACAGAAACAGATACGTTAACTAACGTAAATAATATTAAGAACAGTCAGAGTGTATCAAAACCTGCCGACTTATTAAGAAACACCACACCATCACCCGGTAGTCTAGGTATAGATAAAAAAGACGTAGTAGGGGATATAACAGAAAATACAAGAAGCTCAAACTACCGTCCTGACACTCCATATACTGAAACTGACACAGTTACTAATATTGTAAATGCCAATAACGGTAATCCAATTAATAACCCGGCAGGTACAGGTCTATTTGATCAAACGTTTGCTGTTCAAACAACTTCTTTAGAAGGTACTTTTGGTATTACTAATAAAGCAATTGAAGGAGATATATCGGACCCTCTACCTGAACGATCTCAGATAGTTACTTTTAGGAGCTCCTACAAGACCGAATGATTATTATGCTCAAAATCTTATAGTTACTTTAACTAATACAGGAGATGAGCAATTTAAAGAATATTTAACAACAGGTTATGCACCGGTAGAAAATAGAAAAAAGTTAATTGACTTAAATACCGGAGTAGATGGACAAGGTATTGGTACTATCACTAGTCTATCAAAGCAATTTGAACAGAAGTACAACGACCTAGAGGGTGGTAGCTTTTTAAAACAAAGTACAGAGTATAATAGTATTGCCGCTCAAGTAGGTTTACCTATCTCTATTCAAACCCAAGCTGATGAACTCCTTAGAGAAACAACAGCAATATCAGGGAGTATACCAGGAAGTACTCGGAATAGAGGAGTACAGGGAGATATTACAGAATTAAATCCTAAATTAGAAAATGTATGGACACCAGACTCTACTTATACTGGTTTTGATACTAAGGGTAATATAAATGCTGTTCAATCTGGTGAAATTTTCGGTGCTGGTGGTACTATTCCTTTAAGAGAAAATCTTAATTTTGACCCAATAACTTCTACTTCTACTACAAATAAAGATGTAGCAGGAGAATACGATGGAAAGGTATCAACTTTAGAATCAGGTAAACAAATACAAGATTTTAGATCTACCGATAGTGTAAATAGGTTTAATGGAGGTATTTCTAATACTTACTCTTTTGATTATAATAGCACAACTATTAATAAAGAGACAAGAGTAGGATTAGGAAACCCAGGGAAAGTAACTCGAAATAGAACTTCATATACTGTAGAAGATCCGGATACTAGAGATAAGATTAACTATTTAGATGTTTCTACGTCTCCATTAGATGGAATAACAGAAAATAGAGATTTAGTACAATTAGAATTTCAAATTTTAACCCCTGATCAGACTTATTATTTAGCATTCCGTGCTTTCTTAGATACTTTTGATGATAGTTTTAACGGAAGTTGGAATTCTAATAAATACTTAGGTAGAGCTGATAGTTTCTATACTTACGGCGGATTTGAAAGAAGTATTAATATAGGATTTAAAATAGCTGCACAATCTAGAGAAGAAATGAAACCTCTTTATAGAAAAGCTGCTACACTAGCATCAGTAACTGCTCCTACATATGGAGATAATGGCAGATTTATGAGAGGGTCTATTGCAAAAGTGACAGTAGGGGACTACATATATGAACAGCCCGGCATTATAGAATCAGTTCAATATACTTGGCAAAAAGAGTATCCATGGGAAATATCTTTCCAAAACCCAGAAGGAGAAGGAGGAAAAGATCAAATTTTACCTCATGTCTTAGATGTAAGTTTATCATTTAAAGTAATTCATGATTTCTTACCACAAACTGGTATAAACCCATTTATTACTAATTATAGTCCGATTCAAAAAAATAAAGATACATACATACCACTTGTTTAGTCTTTAAAAAATTCGTATATTAGAAAATGGGCAGACGATTTAAAAAAATACCAACTTCAAAAACCACAAGAGGTACTTTATATAAAAGAAACGTTATATATCCAGAAATACCTTTAAATGAAAACGATATTTATGTAATATCTCAATATGGAGATAGATATGACACTCTAGCTCTAGAGTTTTATCAAGATCCTGAGTTATGGTGGATTATTTCTTCAGCA